CGCCGCGAAAAAAGCGACATCCCGACATGGGTCAGCTACGACTTCCTTGAGTTCTCCGAAAAGCTGAACGCGCTACACGACTGCGCACTCAGAGCGCAGGAACGATGGGGAATCCCGATCTTTGAGTTGACGCAACCAACTAAATAATGGGACTCAACAAAGCATTTTTCGGTTTGCCGCTTGCAACCCTGCAAAGCTTGCAGACAAAATATATCGAGTGCCTCGAAGCCATTGCCGTGGCCGGAGCCAGCTACAGCATAGCAGGGCGGTCGTTTACTCGCGCCAATCTGGGTGAGGTTTCGCAAGTCATCAAAGAACTCACGGCTGCAATATCTTCCGCGAACGGAAGCCGTGTCCGCCGCACGGTCACAGCATTTCCTACGCAGCAACCCTGAAAATGAAACAAGACCTCATCACACAAGCGATTGCGTTTATCTCGCCGGAGGCTGCGATGTCGCGAATGATCTCGCAGGCCAAGCTGCGCAACTTCGGGCGATTCGACTCCGCACTTGACAGCACGAAGCGCGGCATCAGTCGCAACGTGTCCGGTGCCGAGGACACAGCAGGCACGACCGAGCGATACAAATTGATTCGCGCCGCTCGCGATCTCGCAGACAACTTTCCCCCCATCCGTTCGCTTCTCCTGAAGTTTGCAACGTATGTCGCCGGGCGGCTTAACTACCAAGCCCGCACCGGCGACCGCGATCTCGACATGAAGATCGAGCGCTACTGGCGCAACTGGTGCTCGAAGTGCGACTTCCTTCGCAGGCATGACTTCGTGACGCTCTTGCAGCTTGCCGTTATGGCAGTACTCCGAGATGGCGATTGCGGCTTTGTGATCGTGCGCGATCAAGGCGAGCTGAGGCTCCAGAGCGTAGAGAGCGACCGCATCGGTTCGCCTTACAACCGGCTGATCGACTCCGACAATTACATCGGCGGAATCGTGCTGGACGAATACGGACGGCCTGATCAATACGAGCTTTATGTTCGGACGATCTCGAATCAATACATCGATCCGACACGGATTCCCGCAGCGGAATTTATCCACCTTTTCGACCCTACGCGACTCGACGAATACCGTGGACGTTCTGCATTTGCCACGGCACTCAACGCCGCTCGCGACCTGCAGGAAGCACTCAAGGCCGAGATCCAAGCGATCAAGTTTGCGAGCTACCAAACCGGCATCATCATGTCGGAGACCGGCGCCGCTGAAGCCAGCGACTACTTCGCAAGTTCGCAACAGAACGACTTCGGACAACGGGCAAAGCTTGAAAGCGTAGACCCCGGCACGATGAACTATCTTTCCCCCGGGGAGAAGATGGAGATGTTTGAGAACTCGCGCCCGACCGGAGCGTTTGGCGAGTTTGTGCGGCTCGTTCAGTCGCACATCTGTATGTCGGTGGGGCTGCCGTACGGTTTTTCATTCGACGCAGACAAGTCCGGCCCGATGGCGCGGATGGAAGCCGAGATGGCAGATCGCACATTTGCTCGTTGGCGCAGGTTGCTGGAGACGCAATTTCTCGACCGCATCAAGAACATCGTGCTGCTGGACGCGGCAAGTCGGGGGCTGATCCCTGACAACGAGTATTTACTGGATGGCCGCTGGGGCTGGCCGCGCAAGGCGAGCATCGACTACGGTCGCGAAGCTCGCGCCGACATCGATCTTTGGAAAGCAGGCTTGAAAACCGCTGCGCAAATCTACTCCGAGGGCGGAGAGGATTACGAAGAGGCATTGCGAGCAAGGGCGAAGGAAGCCGCAATGATTCGCGACTTGAGTATCGAGTTGCAACTTGAGCCGGGAAGAATCTCTGACTCTGCATCTGGAACGCTTCGCGACACCGCGATTGTTGAAGGTAAGAAGATCGAAGCTCCGCTCATCGACTCGATCGGCATCGGCGGAACAGATGCGCTGGCAGCAATCCTTGCAAGTATGGGACGAGGAGAACTCTCACCAGAGCAAGTCGCAATCATCCTCAAGACCGTGTTCGGAATGGACGATGCAGCGGCGCAAGAGATCATCGATGCTCAACCCAGCAAGGAGCAGGTTGCACCCGCACCGACGCAGGCCAAATCATCCTTCGCGGAGAGCTTCAAACCCACCGCAGGCATGGTCGCTGAAGCAGAAAAAGGTCTAGAGTGGCGTGAGAAATTCAAGCGCGGGGGGACATCGATAGGCGTTGCTCGCGCCCGCGATATCTCGAACGGCAAGAACCTTTCGGAAGATACGGTCAAGCGGATGAACTCGTATTTTGCTCGGCACGAAGTCGACAAAAAGGGTGAAGGGTTCCAGCCTAGCGAAGATGGATTCCCGTCTGCCGGCCGCATCGCGTGGGCGTTGTGGGGCGGAGACGCTGGGCAGGTCTGGGCAGCGGACAAAGTCAAGGGCATCAAGCTGGCGACTCGTCCGGAGGTCAGAGACTTTGCCGTAGCGGTCAAAAATGTTTACGGACAATTTGAAGGAATTGAGCACGAAATATCTTTGGTCATGCCAGAGCCGGAACCACGCGAGCAGGAGGAAGACTTTATCGACCGGTGCATGGTCCACGCCACCATGGAATCTGAGTATCCAGATTTCAAGCAACGGCTCGCAGTCTGCAACAATCAATGGAAGGCAAAAAATAAATGATCGCACAAGGAATCGCACTCTCAGCCAAACAGGCTTTTCTGTTCGGCATCCACCAACCGACTGACACCTACAAAATCGCGCTCTATACGAAACGAGCAAACATCGGCCCCGCAACCGAGCGCTACACCGACGAAGGAGAAGTGAGCGGTCAAGGCTACACTCGCGGCGGCATCACGCTGACCGGATACAAAGTTACGACCGTCGGCAAAAACGCGGCGATTACTTTCGCGGATGTCAAGATCGACCGCGCCACATTCACCGCGCACGGAGCTATGGTTTACAATGCCAGCAAAAACAACTCTGCGCTTTGCACGCTGAATTTCGGCAACGAGCGACCAGTCTTTGACGGCGCGTTCGAATTAAAATTCCCAACCCCGACCGAGAACTCGGCTCTCATCTTGTTCGCTTAATTTATGCTCGCGACGGCTATTCCAGAAATCATAACCACTCTACCAATCTCCAGGGGAGGCACCGGAGCAACCGCTGCCACAGCAGCTTTGACGGCATTAGGCGCAGTTGGAAGCGACATAACTGGGATTACAGGGTCGACGCAATTAACTAACATGATGCAAATCACGCAAGCCGGATACAGTGCGATCACAAGTCCACTGGCTAACACGCTCTACATAATTGTAGGATGATTCTAACGGACTCTACATCGTCAAAAGTTGGCCCAACAAACGTAGCCACAATCGCGTCTGCGACTGCGGCATTTCGCCAGTTCATGGTTTACGCCGCAACCACTATTTCTCGAGCGATAACTGGCTCCGTCGGCTTAATTAAAAACGGGACGGGAACGCTCACGCTCACGGGCGCGAACACCTACAATGGTACGACCGCGATCAACGCCGGCACGTTGAACGTGACCGGGAGCGGAACCATCCCGGCAACCACCAATGTCGTGTTGGCCAATGTGGCGGGCGCGACACTCGATTTCACTGGTTCGACTGCCAGTAAGTCATTCGGTGCGCTTTCCGGTGGCGGGACCAGTGGCGGAAATCTCGTTCTCTCGGGATCGAGCATCATGTATTTTGGTTCCGGCGCATTGAACCATACTTTTGCAGGGATCATCAGCGGCGGCGCGGGGGTCTATTACCTTGGGGACGGCACGACCACCCTGTCTGGGAACAACACTTATACTAGCTGGACTCAAATCGCGAGAGGGGCGCTGTCAATCAACTCCATCACCAACGTCAATGGCGGAGCCAGTTCCTTGGGAAACTCATCCGATGGAAGGCTCTTTTTAGGAGCTACAACAACTACCGGAACCCTGCTCTACACGGGCAGCGGCCACAGCACAAACCGCGTTGTCTCCTTGGGCGGCACGACCGGCGGCGGCACTATTGACGCGAGCGGCTCCGGAGCTTTGGTATTCACCAGCAACTTTACGGCTGTCGGCGTGGGATCCAAGACGCTGACCATCACCGGAAACAACACGGGCGACAACAGAATCGGCGGAGCCATCGTGAACAGCAGCAGCGGATCCACATCGCTGACGAAGTCCGGCACCGGCAAGTGGATTCTGTCCGGCAACAACACCTACACGGGAGCAACGAGCATCGTTGCAGGGACTTTGCAAGCTCAAAAAACTGTTGCGGCCTCAACGGCAACCGCAACATTTACGGGCGGCGGAACATCTCTGTCGGTTGCATTTAATGTCGCCCCTCCCTCTGGTGTAACGGCATTCCGATTTTTCCAAGGGACTACAACGCAAACCTATGGCACAATTACCTTGACGGGAGTCCCAGTAGGAACAACAGCAACCTATACATCCGCGACCTCAACGCTCGCCGTAACCGTTCCATGATAATTCTTCCGGACATACACGGCTGGTCATACGATGATTCCGTTGGAAATTGGAAATTGGTTTATGAGGATCAGGCAGTTGTGATTTACGAACAGACAAACCAACCAATAGCAACTCAAAGCGTATTGTTTGTCGGGGGTGAACAAGAATGTGAGGCGCAAATTGAACTTTGCGGCCTCATAAAACCAATCATCGCAGAGCCAATCCTCACTGATGATTTTGCAGGCAACGAAGAAACAGAGCCAGTCATCACTGATGATTTTGCAAACAACGAAGAAACAGAGCCAGTCATCCACCCCGCTGATTTTTTGTAAAAATACTATGGCAAACGAACTTAACACGGCACAAATAACAAGCGGTCTCAGCATAACCGCGCAGCTTTTCAAGACCGGCGTCACTGTAGGCACGCCGATCACTTGCTCGGAAGTGAGCACGACAAAATTTTACACCGGCAACATGCCGGCGATCACAGCAGGCACATACCAGGTGGTTTTCTACAGCACTGGAATTACTCCACTCGCAAGCGGAATCATCGCGTGGAACGGCACGAGCGAAATCCTTTTCAACGATCTCTCCACCGCCACGACCGCAGGCATCGCAGATGCCGTGTGGGAGGAGGCTACAAGTGGGCACACGACAGCGGGAACCTACGGAGGCAGGGTCGTGCGATCGACCAACGCAAACAACGAATTGCAACTAAACGCGCAAAACCACGCAGCCGCAAATGTGCATCAATTCCAGGCTGCCGCAATCACTGCATCCGCTTTCGATTCAAGCGTGCTGACCGCATTTGCTGTGCCTGAATTGCAAGAGATCCACGCGATCCACGGGCTAAAGAGCGGAAGCGCCCTCACGGTCACGCCGTCCAGCCGGTCGGCAGGAGCGATCAGCCAGAGCATCACCGGAGACGGCACGACCACAACCACCGTAACTCGCACTTAAAATGATCTTGACCTCCCTGATCATCGCAACGCAGGGCTTGCTGCCAAGCCCTACGCCGATCTTGATTGGCTCGCAGGGCTTGATCCAGGCAGGCGAAGTTGCGCCGCCGCAATCGGGCGGAACCTACACGCATTTTCGCAGATACGACCGCCCGGCAGTCGTCGTAAAAGTAAACGGAGTCGTCGGCAATTTCACAACCGCATCGGTCGAGGTTGCGATCTCGGCACGGGTGCAGGCCGGAAACACCAGGCTAAAGGCCAGCGCAACTCAACCGACCTACCATCTCGGGGCAACCACCGACTTGGCAGGATGCACGCACAACCTTTCCGCTTCGCGCATCAAGCCACACGTATCGACATTTTTCCGGCTGGTGGGCTGTGTCGAGCAGGATCAAAACATCATTCGTGCGCTGGCAACCGAGGCTTTGAAGCAGTTCCGACGCAACCGAGCAGAGCGAGAAGCCTGACCCTCCGTCTGCACTGCGTTGCCACTGCGTTGCCACTGCGTTGCCACTGCGTTGACATGCCGACCAAGGCATGGACATCATCGAAGGCGTATCAATCATTTCTGTAGGCGAAGCCAAAGGACACGGGCTTTTCGTGGACGACGTAACATTGCAGGAAGTGAAAGCGTGTGCGGAGTCTTACGCCGGTGGCGTAAAGGTCAATCTTGACCACGGGGCAGGGATCAAGGACATCGTGGGCTTTTGCGATAATTTTCGCATCATCGGAAAAAAGTTGGTGGCTGATCTCAACTTGCTCGAGACCGCAGAGAAGCGAGCCTACGTGCTCGAGATTGCCGAGCGCATGCCGGACACCTTCGGAATCTCAATCGCTTTCAGCGGCCCAGTGCGCGAGCGCGATGGCCAATCCTTCGCATCTTGCACCGAACTCTACAGCGCCGACCTCGTGCAAACGCCAGCAGCAAACCCCACGGGGCTTTTCAGTTTTACGGCAAAGTCGGTTGACACCTCCGCCAATCAAATGGACGAAGACAAAACCAAAATGGAAGACGGCGAGGAGGACACAGTGTCCATCGCAGACATCATCGAGCGACTCTCCGCTC